TCTTCCATTGTTAGAAATCGACAGCGGCTAGATGCTTTACCGACAATAAGCTTTAATGGCACATTCTGACCCGTACCGAATAAGCGGAACGAGATCGTGGCTGTTAAAAGCTTTCAATGGTGCGCTAACGACAGCAACGTCAGTCTGAGCACCTGGAAACGAAACGTTAAGCTAGGCATTTCCCCGCCCGTGATTCAAGTCGGCTTGCGTCGAGTTGGTCACGAAGAGAGCGATTACTACGCGTGGAAAGCATCGCGACGGCGCGTTGTGGAGCAGCCGGCGATAGTTAACACCACCAAGGACGAGGCAGGGGCCGTTTCGTAGCGGTTTTTGAAGGTTTGCGGCCGGCACGTCTGTTCGGGACGCACCGGTTTCGCAAAGGCTGGACTGCGGGCCGATCGCCAGAGGAGCCCGAAGTCCGAAAGGGAGGAGGTAACTCCCGTGGGCGCGAAGCATTTCGCATTTTTTTCGCAGACTTTCAAGGGAGGGCTCTGATGTCCTCCCGAGCACCCAACCTTACGCGCGAGATTATCCAAGATCTTGCGGGCCGCGGTTACGCCGCTGACGTCGAGTTCAACGGTCCACGCGTCAAGGTTCGCTGGATCCAGGACGGCCGTCAGCACCTCATTACGTTTCCAAGAAAACCCCGTGGCTACAACGCTGTCGTCGCGCTTGCGACGCTGCGCCGTTCGCTGGCTGGCAGGTAAGGAGCGACGCCAATGTCCACTGGAATTGAATGGCTCGACAGGCTCGACGCCCTAATCACAAAACATCGCACCGAAGTCGAGGAGATCGTCAACGCTCTAACTCAACTTGGCGACGAGGCCAACATCCCTCGCGGCAATAACCTAGAGCTGCATCTAACGTCCCAATACCTGCGCAGGCTCAAGCGGATCGATGAGTTTGACGTCGATTTGCTCGACGAGGAGGACAGCGACTCTTCTGACGCCGACGAGGACGAAGACGAGGAGGAAGAGAAAGAGGATGAGGACGAAGAGGAAGAGGACGAGGACGAAGAGGACGCGGCTTAATGAAGCTGCTCAGCGCCGCGGATCGTCTTGCCGCTCCACAAAAGCCGAAGATTCTTATCGTCGGCCTACCCGGGGTCGGCAAGACGTGGCTGCTCAAGACTTTGCCCGACGGGACGCTGAGGCTAACCCTACACCTAAACGAGGAGGCCGGCGGCCTCGCTGTCGCCGATCTTCCCTTCGCCTCTATTTGCTCGCGCGAGTGGACGGCGCAGCGTGACATCGCCTGCATCCTTGGCGGCCCCAATCCGGCGCTGCCCTCGAGCGCGCCTTATAGCGAGGCCCACTACCAGGCTGTCGCCGCCGATCCGGCGATGGTGGCGTTAACCAAGTACCAGACTGTCGTCGTCGACTCTCTCTCCGAGATCTCGCGGCAGCTCCGGGTATGGGCCGAGCAGCAGCCGGAGTGCCTCACCCCGCCCGGCGTCAAGGATCTGCGCGCCGTCTACGGCTTGGTGGCGCGCGAAATGATCGCGTTCCTGCAGCAGATTCAACACGACAGCGCCCGCACCGTCATCCTGATCGCCGTTCTCGAAAAGGGCGACGACGGCTTTGGATCCGCGGTTTGGCGTCCGCAGCTCGAAGGCGCGGCCACCGGGCGGCAGCTGCCGGCGATCGTCGATGAGATCATCACCATGGCGCATCTCGATTTTGGCGACGGCAAGCCTATCCGCGCCTTCGTCTGCACCAATCCCAATCCCTGGGCTTTCCCGGCCAAAGACCGGTCCGGGAAGCTCGATCAGCTTGAGCCGCCGGATCTCGGCAAGCTCTTGGCGAAGTTAACCCCACTGGGTGCTTCGCATTCCTCTCAGGAGAACAGTTCATGATCGACTTCAGCAAGTACCAAAACGCCAACGGCGACCTCATTTCCTGCGCGAACCATCGCGGTTGTTCAAATGCGCATTCGTTTCCACGACGACGGGATCGACGGCGTCCTGAAGCAAACCAAGGACGGCACAGGCCACGTCTTGGACACGGAGTACACGGTCCTCGAGGGGCAGTACGCAAAGAGAAAGTTCTTCGGCTATCCGCTCGTCCAGGGCGAGACGGACGGCCAAAAGCTGATGGTCGAGAAGACGATGGGGCTTCTGCGCTCGATCATCGACTCGGCGAAGTTTCTCGATCCAAGCGACCAGAGCTCTGAGGCGAACGCCAAGCGCCAAATGGAGCTGCGCGATTTCGACGGCATTCGCTTCTTGGGCGAAATCGGCATCGAGAAGAGCAAAGACCTCGCCTATTCTGACAAAAACATCCGGTTGCGCGCGATCACCAAGGATCGCCCGTTGTGGGGCGGGCGTCCCCCGATCGAGCAGATCGCAATCGCGTCAAATCCGACGGTGCCGACCGCGGCGGTTAACGCCACCACTACAGCGCCGGCGTTCGCTCCGATCGGCAAGCCGAAGTGGGGGTCCTGAGCGGTGCGCGCAAGCAGACGCGCCTCTCTTAGCGCAGACCGCGACGCCTGGACGAAGAAGGCGTTCGAGGCCTGCGCCGCCGCGATCAACGATCTGATCGGCGTTGACGGGCTCTTTCGCTCGACCACGCCGATCGGCCGTCTCACCGAGCCTGAGCGGGGCTGGCTCGTCTCGACCGTTGTCTCGACTTGGGTGCGGGTTCGAAGCGAGCAGGCGGCGACGGAAGGCTGGAACTATGAGCGGGCGGCCCACAGCGTGCCTGTGGACCCCGATCCGTGGGTTGTCGGCGCGATCGCGGCGATTCTGTCCAAGCTCGCCGAAGCATGCCCTGACGCCCCTTGGGCGTCGCCGGTCGGCGAGTGGAAGAAGGACGACGTCGTCGCGTTCCTGCTCGCCGCATTCAACCTGATCCAACACGCGCTTGCGGCCCGCGACGCCGCCGAGAACCCCCCGGCTCTGGTGGTGTTAACCCGGACGTCGTCGCGCGCCAGCTCAACGCCGCAGCCGGCAATCCGCGCATGACCGCCGCCGAGCGCGATGCGCTCAACGACGATGTGCCTTTTGGCTGAGGCCTCCATGAGCGCGATCGATTTCAACGTCGTCGGCCAGCCGGATCCGCTGCAGAGCACGCCGCTCAACGTCGAGCTTAACGCTCGGATCGAGCGCGCCGTCGCGGCGGCTTCGGCTCTGCCGCGGCAATATCTTGGCGCTTCGATCCTCGGCCATGAGTGCGCGCGCCAGGTTCAATTCGACTGGTGGTGTTTACCGGAGCTGCCCGCCCGAGTGCGGCTGATCTTCGATCGCGGGCACTTCTTCGAGACGTTGATTCGCGCTCAGCTCGCACAAGCAGGGTTCGTCTTCGCGCCTGACGCGGCGCTCGAGTTCACAGCCCTCGACGGCTGCCTGCGCGGCCACGCCGACGGAGTGATCATCGCCGGCCCTAAGATCCCGGGCGTCTACCTTCCGACGCCTTGCGTGTGGGAGGCGAAGGCGGTCAATGCCAAAAATTTTCGCGCCGTCGCCCGCAACGGCTTCGCCGAGACGTTTCCCAGATACGCGATTCAAGTCGCGCTCTACGAGCGTTTCCTCGACAAGACCAATCCGGCGGTTGTCACCTGTGTCAACGCAGATACGTGTGAGGTCCTGCACCTCGCCCTGCCTATGACGCCAAGCGCGCCGAGCAGGCGGTCGAGCGCGCCGAGGCGATCATCGCCGCGACCCGCGCCGGCGAGCTTTTGCCGCGCGCCTATGAGGACCCGCAGGATTGGCGCTGTGGGATCTGCGCCCATAAGCGCCGTTGTTGGGGGGCGTCGTGAGCGTCCCGGCGGAAAAGCCCTTCGCGTCTAGAGCCGCCGATCTGGTTCGACGACTCGGCAGCGACTTCGACGGCGAGATCCTCGCGACCCACAGCGCGCTGAAGCGCCTGCTGGCGACGCGCGGTCTCAGCTTCACCGATTTGGGCAGCGACCTCGAAAAGCTGGCGACCGGGGGCCTCGCGGAGGAGGAGCTGAAGCGCGTCTTCGAGGCCGGGCGCCAGAAGGGCCGCGCAGAGATGGAGCGCGAGAGCGCCGAGGCCCAGGGCGTCCTCGGGCTGCGTCCGGACGGAAGCAAAAACTGGGAGGCGATCGCCCTCTACTGCCAGCGCGAGAAGGACCGTCTCAAGGAAGATCAACACCGTAAGTTCATCGACGACATGGCGGCGCGCATGACCTGTGGTGGTCGCGAGCCGACCGAGAGGCAAGCGACCTACCTGCTGTCGCTGTTCCGCCAGCTGGGAGGGAAAATCACGTGAGCGTCGCGGCCGACGCACATGCTGTGCGTGAATTTATCGAAACCTTTTCCAGTTTGGCGCGCCAGTCGCTTAACGGCCATCCAGCGCCGGGAGTTTTGCAGCTCTCGCGGTTGCATCCGAATGACAAGGACATTGTCGTCTCTCGTTACCTTCTCGACGCTGTTGACGGCATGGTCGACGCGGCGACGACGGCCGCCGACAGCGGCCAAAACGCCTTCATCGAAGGAAGGCTGGTTCCTTCCGGCGTTCGCGGACGGGGCAAGTTCGATGACACGATCTTTGTCTTCGCCCTAGTGGTCGATTCCGACGCAGATAAGAATGCGGCCTGGACGCCGCCGCCCGGCGTGCGCCCGACCATGGTCGTCGAGACCTCGCCTGGCAATCATCAGTATTGGTTTTCTCAAAGAAGCGATTCATCGCGTAAGGGCGCGAGATCTCGGCAGGAGAATCCGCGTCGCTACGCGCACTGATACGGATACGGGAAATCCAGCGCAGCCTTATCGTATCGCCGGAACGATGAACTATCCCAATGCGGTGAAGAGCGCTCGCGGCCGCGTTATCGTCAGGGTCGGGCCTGTCGCTTGCGATTTGACTGCGGTTTGGGCCGCTGAAGATCTCGAAGCTGTTTTTCCGCAAACCGCCCAGCCGCAGGTTGCGCCTCCACAGAGCGGTGGTGTTAACTGCGCCCCGAGTGAGGCGAGCCTCTCCGATGAGCTTCTCGACGACATTCGCAACGGCGGGGTGAGCAGGGGCCTCGGCGCTAGCGGCGACAAGTCGCGCAGCGGTTTGTTCCACTCTGTGATCGGCGAGCTGAAGAAGCTTAAGTGGACTGTTGACCAGATCAACGCGCTTCTGGAGCGCTATCCGCAGGGCGTCGCGGCGAAGTATTCCGGGCGGCTGCGCGAGGAAATCGAGCGATCGTACAAGAAGGTCGGCCGCAAGTCGCCGCGCCTTCCGTTGGGCGTCGCGTCAGGCGGCGCGGGCGGGCGGTCGTCTCCTCCTCCGCCGCCTCCTCCTCCCCCTGGCGCGTCGAGCTTCGGTCCCACAAGCGGAGGGACGCCGCTGCAGGCGCTGGGCGGCGCCCGCGCAGCTTTCCGGAAGTGGCTGGGCGCGAAGTACGACACGGACATTCTTGACATTGTCGCGAGCGCGGGGGCGGCCGAGAGGCTCGGCGGCGATCCGCTGTGGCTGATGGTGATCTCGGGTTCTGGCAACGCCAAGACGGAGACGACGCAATCGCTGAGCGGCGCTGGCGCGATCATCACCAGCACGATCGCTTCGGAGGGCGCGCTTCTGTCCGCGACCCCGCGCAGCCGCGGATCGACCGGAGGGCTTCTGCACAAGATCGGCAGCCGCGGCCTGCTGGTGCTCAAAGACCTCACCACCATCATGGCGATGGACGGCAAGGCCCGCGGCGTCGTGCTCGCCGCGCTGCGCGAGATTCATGACGGGCGTTGGGAGCGCAACGTTGGATATTCCGGCGGCCGGACGCTGACTTGGACAGGGCGGATTGTCGTCGTCGCCGCCTGCACCACAGTCTGGGACGAGGCGCGCAAGACTGTCGAAGCGCTGGGCGATCGGTTTGTGCTCGTTCGCAGCGATTCGAGAGCGGGCCGTCGAGAGGCCGCGGCGCAAGCGATCGAGAACACAGGAAACGAAGTCGTCATGAGGGCCGAGCTGGCGCAAGCCATGGGCGCGTTGGTGGCGAGCGCCGACTTAGGCGTGCGCGAGCTGAACGACGCCGAAAGAGCCCGGCTGATCAAGCTCGCCGACACGGTGACCTGGGCGCGCTCCGGCGTCGAGCGCGACTATAGGGGCGGAATCGTCAACGACCATGCGCCGGAGATGCCGACCCGGTTCGCCAAGCAACTGGCGCAGGTGATGCGGGGCGCGCTGTCGATCGGCGTGTCGACGGACGAAGCCATGCGGCTGGCGGTCCGCTGCGCAGGCGACAGCCTGGAGCCTCTGCGGCGCATCTTGCTGCTCGACGTGGCGCAGCATCCCGGCTCGAACCCGGACGACGTCCACAGGCGGACGGGGAAGCCGCTCACCACGGTGAAAAACACGCTGATCGCCATGCATACGCTGCGTCTCCTGATCTGCGAGGAGCGCGAGGAGCGGCATGGCAACCGGGAGTTCACGGTTCCGTACTACTGGCTGGCTCGCGACGTCGACGAGGCTGTCCTGCTCAGCATGTGAGGGGCGTCCCCAGTGGAGTTGAAAAAGGGGGGAATGACTAAGCGGTGTTGAGTTGAAAAAGGGTGGAATGGGATATGACTCTGCACCCCCTTTATTTCTCTCACTCTGAATCACAACACATTATCAACCCGACTGCGTCCCGGAGGCTGCGTAAGTAGAAACTAGCAGCACAAACTGTGGTGACAGTTGGCGGCGTTTCAGGTAATGGAGAGAGGCGCGTTTTCGCGAGAGAAAAAGAGAGAATTCGAGATGTCGGGAAAATCCGTGTTCGTGAAAGAGGTTACGCCCGAAAGCGGCCAGCTCACCCAGGTCGATCGCTTCCTCAAGGCGCAGAACGCCGGATCCGGACGGCTTATCTTCGCCCTCGACGCCACCGCGTCACGCCACCCGACCTGGCAGCTGGCGCGCGACTTGACCGCAAGCATGATCCGCGAAGCAACGTTGGTCCCGTCAGCCAGCGCGCTCAACCTGCAGCTGGTCTACTTCCGCGGCGGTCGGGAAGGCCGGGCGGAATGCGTCGCGTCAGAGTGGATGACAGACGCCGCGAAGCTCGCTCGGATCATGGACAGGATCGAATGCCGGGCCGGCTACACCCAGATCGGCCGGACGCTCGAGCACGCAGGACGCGAAACCCTGAAAGCGAAAGTCGCCGCGGTGGTGCTAATCGGCGACATGGTCGAGGACGACCTTGAGCGCATCCACGGCGAGTCGGCGACGCTGGGGCGCCTGCAAACGCCGGTGTTCGCGTTCCAGGAAGGCGACGACCGAATCGCTGAGACCTCGTTCCGCGAAATCGCTCGCCTCTCCGACGGCGTTTACGCGCGCTTCGACGCCGGAGCCAGCAAGCAGCTCGGCGAACTTCTGCGCGCCACCGCGGCGTTCGCGGTCGGAGGAATGAAGGCGCTCGAAGGGCGCAAGGACGCGGGCAGCAAGCTTCTGCTCGGTCAGCTCAAGGGAGGCGGACAATGATGACCGATCTGGAAATGCTTCGCCTCAAAAGCTGGCGCTGACAGAGGCGTGGGCCAAGGCGTGGGAGCAAGACGACATGGCCGCCCTGGATAGGCTCGACAACGAGCTGATGAGCGTCAAGCGCCACATGCAGCAGATTAAAGTCGCGCTCAGGCTCAAGCGCTGGAAAAACGCGGAGACGCAATGAGCGAACTTAACGACCTTAACCCCGACGATCGCCGCGAGATCCTCGACGCGGTCGGGGCCGCCCTCAAAGCGCTGATCGACCTCCGGCTCGAGCTTAAGCTCACCGCCGTCGACCTGATCAACGAATGGGTCGAACTTGAACTCGCCAGCTGGGAGCGCGCACAGGACCCAACGACGCATTGAGAGCATCAAACATGACCGAGGCGCAACACTTCCGCTGGATAGCAACCGTCACCTACCGCACCGAAAGCGGGCCAAGCGACGTCGACCATTGCTTCGAAGACTGGCCGAGCTTGACGACCTCGTCGAACGCGGCCCGGACTAGAACACGATCGAGCAGATCGTCGTCCACCTCAACCCGCATTGCACGTCGTATCCTGACGACACCGTGGAAAAGTCGGAGAAGCGATGATAGCCTCATGCCCATGGACGACCCGGATCGCGCCACCCTCTACGAACTCGCCATGCGCCTCCTGTGCGTGGAGCATATGACCGGCGCGCCCATGAGCTACATCGACCACGTCTTGGCGGAACACGAAACCAAACGCCGACACGACGAAATCGAGAGACGCCGCAGACAAACCGAAGCCCGCGTCAAAGCCTACCAACGCGCCAAAGAGCAGGTGGAGTTAACAGGCTCGGACGAACCCATGGATCAGTTCATCGCAGAGCTCAGACGCGAACACGAAGACGAATACGAAGGCGACTTGCCGTATCAGAGCGGGTGAAGGATTCATTATCTTCGGTTAGAGTAATGGCATGCCGCCGTTCGTCAAAGGCAAGCCGAGACACGCCAACGCCGGCCGACGAGCAGGCACGCCGAATAAAGCCACAGCGGCTCAACAGGCGCGTCAGGCGCAAGCGCTCTCCGACGACGCTGAGATCATCCGCAAAGTGGTCGAGGAATCGAAAGCCGGCGACCCCGCAGCGCGACAGATCTATTTCAAGTACCTGAAGCCTCTGCCCCAACGTTATCTCGGACCATTCGCCTACGAAGCGCCGAAGGATGTCGGGGGAGCGCGAGCGAAGCTCCTTGAGCTTGGCGAGCGGCTAGCCGAGGGCAAGATGCCCGCGGAGCTGCATGACAGTTTGGTCAACGGTTTGAAGGCGTACCTCAGCGACAAGGCCGCGGAGCAACAGCGCAAGCTTGACGAACTCGAGGAGGCCCTGCGCGCGAGCGGGAGTGACCCGCCGTGAGCCTTTTTGACGCTCCGTGGGTCCGCTGGGGGTCCGCAAATCGACGCCTCTCAAAACTCTCAACGATATCAATATGGTGGTGCTAACGTCCGCTGACTAACCTCAGCGACCCGGAGATCGTCCATCGATGAACCTGATCGTCGTCACCGTCCCGCCCGCGCTGAATGAGGCGTTAAGGGCGCACAGCGAAGCCGAGCGGCAGGCTGCGCGCTGGGAAGAGGTCTGCGCGCGTTGGACGCGCATCTGCGGGTTCTCCGTCTGGCGCGAAGGCCACCCGCTCGATCGCGAGAAGCTGCGCCAGCGCCGGCTGTGGCGACGTCTTGCCAGGATGGAACATGCGAACCTCAGGCGCGCGCTTGGGCTTTCGCCATGAGCTTCGCCTCTCGTGTGGAGCGGCTGAAGCGCGAGCACGGCCTCGTCGCTCCGGAGCTGGCGGTGTTAACCGCAGCCGACTTTGGCCGCGGCGGCGCGCCGAGCTGAGCCAGCGCTTTCGATTGTGTGGGGCGCGCGCTTGCGCGCTTCGAAGCGAACGCCGGCGAGAGCGTCGTCGACTTCCGCGCGCGCGCGCTCGCAAGAGCCAAGGAAGCTCAAGGAACGACGCGCGTGGTGTTGGGCGGCCTGATAGAGCCTGCCGTGCACAAGCCTGTGGGCGGGCTTCCCAGGGGCGCAGTGAATCTGCCCGACGTGCCGTTCCATGTGAGCCAGCTCGACGCGATCGATCTGATCGAGCGCTCGCGCCGCGTCGCGTTGGTCGCGGGCAGACGTTGGGGCAAGAGCACGCTGCTTGTTGCGCTTGCGGTCGGCTATGCGCTGATGGGGCGCAAGGTCGGAATCTTCGCGCCGACGTTTCGGTTGCTAAAGCCGCTGATCGACGCGATCGTTCTAGCGCTTGGCCATCTCCCAGGCGCTCAAGTCAATCGCAGCCTGAACGAGATCGCGCTTAAGGGCGGCGGTTCGATCAAGGGCTGGAGCTTGGACTTCACCGGGCGCGCCGCGCGCGGGCAGGGGCTGCACTTAGCGCTGGTTGACGAGGCCGCGCACGACGAAGGGTATCTCGCTGGCACGCTCGAGGCTGCGATCATGCCGGCGCTGCTCGACTATGCGGGCAAGATCGTGCTGGCCTCGACGCCCAACGGTCTCGACGGCGCGTTCTGGGAAGCCGCCAACGTGGTCGAGAAGGGCTACGTGACTTTCCACGCGCCGACGAGCGCTAATCCGCACCTGCCGGCGAGCGAGATCGTTTATCTGCGTTCGACGATGCGCCTCGAGATTGCCTCGCAAGAGCTTGACGCCTTGTTCGTCGACGTCGGCGGCGCCACCATCTTCCCGCTCGGGAGCTTGCTGATCGCCGGCCAGCCGCATCGGGACGAGGGCTGGACCTGCGACTATGTCGGGGTGGCGATCGACAGCAACTCTGGCAAGGGCGGCGAAGGCCGCGATGGCTGCGCCGCGGTGGTCTATGGCGTCACGCTGCCGGGAATTCTCCGCGGCGTTCTTGAAGACGCCCTTGAAGGCGCGCGCGTCGTGTTGCTTGATTGGGACATCGTGTCCCTGGCGCAAGGCGGGGTCGCGGATTGGCTCGAGCATGTTCGTCGACTGACCATGGCTTGGTATTGCCGCCTGAGCCCGCTCGGAGGGTTGCCGCAGGCTTGGATCGAGCCGGCCGGCAACGCGCCCTC